AATAAATTTCTATGAAATACAAGACATTGATAATAATTGTATTCTTACAGAAATTGAAGAACATATAATCCAAGAGTAATATGAATAAAAAGATATCACAATTTGAACTAACAACTAAGCTGCAAGAGCAAGACCTCATTACCCTTGTACAAGATGGTAGTAATAAAAATATTACTAGTGGAAGTTTTACTACATCACTATCAGGTACATTTGCTACTAATGAGAGAGTAGATGCTGTAGAAGAAGATGTTGAGATACTAGATACTAAAGTAAATGATAATTATAAAGATCTTAGTAATAAGATAGTAGAAGGAGATACTAGTGTAACTACTAATCTTAATAGTGCTATTACTAGTTACTATGATGTATTGAATAATAAGATCATTACTTTAGATACTAAGCATGACACCGATATGTCAGAGATTGGTGGTACTATGCAAGAGTGGATAGATGATATTGATAATAGATCTACATTACAACAATTACAGGATGCTCTCAATAGACTCACAGTAGCTGAGAATACTATTACAGCATTATCTGAACTTATTGCAAATGGGGGTGGTAGTGGATCTGCTCCGGGTTATCATACTCAAAGTACTGCTACAATATTTCCTTTATCTGGTTATTATAAAGGTAGTAGTGCGGCCCCATTAACTACTACAGATACATTAAATCAAGCATTATCTAAACTTGAAAATCAAGTAGAAGCAGTGGCTAGTAGTTCTGGTTCTTTACCTGTAATCAAGTATGGAGAAAGTACTCCTCCTGCAGATAATTTCTTGTATACTTCTTTAAAGACTGCAGAAGATTATTTAAATAAGCATGGGGATACTGCGGATGGTAAAATAACAATGTTACAAGGTTTACAAGCAGGAAATACATTTCGTTCTGGTTGGGATGGAGTTGGAGCTAGTTTATATCCATTAGGCTCTAAATGGAATATGGAACTAGACAATCTGTTTGTTAGAGGTAATATGACAATAAACGAACTTACAGTAAATGAGATTAAAGCTGTAGGTGGTGACATTCTAGTTACTGTAGCAGATATGAAATGTATCGAAGTAGAAGAATTGGCAGATTCTTATAAATGTTACTTTGATGATCAAGAAGGTACTAAGTATAATCAATTTATAGTTAACGACTTAGCAATATGCCAAAAATTTGATGGTAAAAATGTTAAGAGATATTGGCGTAAAGTAAATGCTACTGGTAGTAATTATATCACGTTGTCTAAAGATGTATGCGAGCCAGGTAGTGGTAAACCAGAAGCAGATGATGAAATATTACAATTAGGTCATATGTACGAATCTGATCCAGACTACAATTTACAAATGGATGAGAGGCGTAACGCAATTTTTATCAGTGCTAAAGGTGATAATGCCCCTAGAATCTCTTACTATAAGAATATTGATACTTTTTCTCTAGCTGATGAGGATGGTGTAGTTCGTGAAAGAGTTGTAATTGGTGGTGATCAAACTAAATTTGTAGGTACGATTTATCAAACTTCTGACACAGGAATCGTTAGAGTACCTGTATATAGAGGTATTTGGGTTTCTGGCAACACTTACTATTATTATGACCAAGTAAGTCATAAAGGTAGTTTATGGATTTGTATGGATCCTAATGGTACCAAAGATGAACCAAATGAGAATGATGATCAATGGCAGAAGCAAGTTTCAAAAGGTGAAGATGGTAAGTCAGGAGATGACAAAGCTAAATGGGTAGAAATTATAGGTGATCGGTTATTTTTATTTGATACTCCCGATTTCTCAGGAACTCCTACTCCAAGAACTATTCATTTAACTGCAAATGTATATGGGATGGAAAATCCTACATACGAATGGAAAATGCTTAATGCAGAAGGAACTAAATTGTCTACACAAAGTTCTATAGACTTTCCATATACAGCAATGCCGACAGATTCCCGTACATTAAGTATTCGTTGTACTGTTACAAATTCTGATGGTACTACTTACTATGATGATACTCAATTAGCTAAATTATCAAATGGTGCAGAAGGTCTCGATGCATATTATATTGATTTAAGTAATGGTACGGTTGCGGTACCATTTGATGCTGATGGAGTTACACCATTAGTAGATTTGTCTACTATTACTACAGATGTTTATGCGTATCATGGTATTAATCCAATTGCTATTAAAAGTATAACATATTCTACTACTTCTGGTGGAGCTACTGTAAGTATAACTGGTTCTAAAGTAACTCTTACTTCAATAAGTCAGAAACAGGCTAGTATAGATTTAAATGTAACGTTGGAAGATGGAGTATCTATAGTTAAGACATGGTATGTTAATAAAGTGTCTAATGGTGAAAATGGTTTTAATGGGGAGGATGCAGCATATGTATATATGTCTGGAGAGCAATTCTTTCACTATAAAACAGGTAAAACCGTTCCTGAAAACACTACAATTACTCTTACTGCAGATTCATTCAACATAATTAATCCAACTTATAAATGGTATTGGGCAATAGCAGGTACGTATGATTGGCAACTATTATCTAATGAGACAAATAGCACATTAGTGGTTAGTTATAATGGTATCTATTTTACCAGTACAAAAAAAGATGAAATTAGTTTTAAATGTGTAGTTTCAGGATCAGGCGCAGAATTTTCAGATTTCATGACTATCAATAATGTTCGTGATGGTGAAAATGTATATAGAGGTATCCTTACAAATGAAAATACTGGCGTACCAGCAGATTCAGGTGGAGTAGTAACAGATTATTCTACTGCTACTACCACAGCTAGATTGAAGTATGGTTCTCAAGATATTACTGATTTTAAACTTACTACTTCTTTACAAACTGGTACTGGTAGTGTAACTTATACCCAAAGTACACAAACAATAAAGTGTACATCATTGACTTCTGATTCTGCCATGTGGAGGGTAGATTTTATATCACCAGCAAGTGGTAACAAGGTAGTAGATAGTGTTGATTTTGTTGTCACTAAATCCAAGGCAGGAGTAAACGGTGACGTAGGTAATAGTCCTATACAAATATTCTGTAACACTTCGAGTGCTAGTAATAAACCTAGTAGACCTACATTTACATATAGACCCTCTTCTGGTGGTGCAACTTCTGGAGGATATATATGGTATCCAGATCCAAAATACAGTTCATCTCAAACTACTTGGATTAGTTCAGGTAATTATGATCCAAATGCTGGCCAAATGGCTTACGATGAAAGTATAGGTGGATACTGGACTGATCCATTACCACATTCTGGTAAAGATGGTGAAAAGGGTGATAAAGGAGATAAAGGGGATACAGGAAATACTGGAGCACCTGGTTCAGATGGATGGAATGGTCCATCTTTAAGTTATCGTGGAGAATACAGTTCTAGTAAGTATTATGCATGGACAGTTAACCCTGATGTAAGAGATGTCGTTAAATATGGTAGTGTCTATTATATGGTTGCTAATGGAAGAAGAGGTTTATCATCTTTTAAGAATGTAACCCCAGGAAGTAACACATCATATTGGTCTTCATTTGGAGCATCTTTTGAATCTGTAGCTACTGGGCTATTGTTTGCTGAAAAAGCTACTATTGCTGGTATGGATTTTTATAACAATTGTATTGCAGCTAGTAGTGGTAGATTTTTCTTAGATGGTAGATATGAATCTGATATAAACAATGGCTGGCCAATTATGTCGTTTGGTAACAATGCCGTAACAAATGGAAAACCAAGTTCTACAGCAGCATTAAAGATATTTGGTGGTGGTACACTAACAGTAGGAGATGGTACAGCATCTTCAAATGCTGGTATTACTGGTACTGGTACTGGATCTGATCAAGTTAGATTTTGGGCAGGTAAGCCGTTTGATGATGGTACTGCGCAAGGAAATAGATTCTGGGCTCCTTTTAGAGTGTATCAAGATGGTAGACTTGTTGCAAATAGTGCAACGATTACAGGTAATATTTCTGCATCTACCGCTAATTTTACAGGAAATGTATCAGTAGGTTCATTAAGTGGATGGAACATTCCGGGTGTTAAAACTATTTGTCATTACGGTAGTAATTTAAGAGGAACAATTTATTCTCAAGGAGGATGTCAAGTTAGTTCTATAAGTAGAACTGGAACTGGAGAATATACAGTATATCACAATATCGGTCATACGAATTATGTAGTATTGTGGCAAGGACAAGCACGAACTAATTCTCCTTATTCAGATTCTGCTGGATTTAGAGGAACTGTGGGAGTAACTTCTACATCTTCTAGTTCATTTAAAATAATTTGTGTGGATACAGATAATAATAGACATGACGTTGGTGATAAAGATGATGCAATTGATTTAGTAATTATCGGTTATGCTCAATAATATGGAAGAAAAAATATATTTACTTTGTTCAGGTGGAATGATAGAAGCTCCAGAGGATTGGTACAAAGGATTAAAAGAAAGTGAATTTGTAGATTCTTACGAAGGATTACTTCAAGGAGGTTACATGCACCCATCTAGTGAACAAATAGAATTTAATTTAGCCAATCCTAATCTAGATTTATATAATGCTTTTTATATGATTCCTAAAGACACAACTATAGTTAATGAAGAAATAAGAAAGCGTAGAGAGAATTTATATAACACTAGTACAGATAGATTGTATATGGCTTATGTAAAGTACAGAGAATTTGGAGAGGAAGAGAAAGCTGCAGCAGCATATCAAGAATGGAGAGAAGCAGTAGAAAAAATAAAACAAGATAATCCATACTCATTATAATATGATTAAGAATAATGTATATTATGAATGGTTCGCAAGTATAACCGTACCCAATCCAGATCAGGTTGGGTACTGGGTTGACTTGGGAGCAGATTCAAAAGGTAGAATAATTAAAGTTTACAATCGTGATATAGAAAAATGGGTTGTACTCTTTGATGTAAGTAAAGATGACTATGTACCACCATTTATTGGTTCTAATGGCAACTGGTGGGTAGACAATAGAGATACTGGAGTAAAAGCTACTGCAGAGGCTCCATATATAGGAGAGAATGATCATTGGTTTACTTATGATCCTATCAACAAAGTATATGTAGATACAGGTATAGAAGCTCGTGGTCTTAGTGCTTATGATATTGCGGTTAAGTTAGGTTTCGAAGGTAGTGAACAAGATTGGATTGATAGTTTAAGTAAAGCATCTGAAGATGCAGCTGTTGCTGCACTAGATGCAGCTAACAAAGCAAATGAAGCTGCAGATAAAGCCAATCAAGCTGTAGAAGAAATTGAGGGTATAGTTGATGATGCTATCGCTGCTACTGATAAAGCTGAAGAAATTGCTAGTAATCCACCAAAGATCGTAGATAATGATTGGTGGATTTATGACTACGATACTAAACAATATGTTAATACTGGTATAGCTGCTATTGGTGATGCTTTCACTTACAAGAAGGAATATCCTTCAGTTGAAGCAATGGAAGCTGATTGGGGTACTGCAGATGTAAAGTTAGGTGAGTATGTACTTATTAATACTAATGATGTAGAAGATCCTGATGATGCTAAGGTTTACTTAAAGACTCAAGAAGGTTGGAAGTTTATTGTCGACTTATCTGGTATGCAAGGTATTCAAGGTTGGTCAGCATATGAAGTTGCAGTAAAACATGGTTTTGTAGGTACTGAAGAGGAATGGGTTCAATCATTAAAACAACCTGCATTAGATGCAGCAGCAGAAGCCTTAGATGCTAAAGCTCAAGTAGAAGCTACTGAAAAAGCTGTTAAAGAAGCAGAAGCATTACGTGTTACTGCGGAACAAGGTAGAGTCAATGCTGAAAATACCAGAGTAAGTAATGAGAATACACGTATCTCTAATGAAGATAGTAGGAAAGCAGAAGAGTCTAAAAGGGTAACTGCTGAGAATGCTCGTATTGCTGCTGAGACTTCTAGAAAAGAAGCAGAGTCTAGTAGGGTTAATGCAGAGTCAGATCGTGTAGAAGCGGAAGGTGCAAGAGCAGCAGCAGAGCAATTAAGGGCAAATTCTGAAAGTGAACGTAACACTAAAGAAAAAGAACGTATAGCTAATGAAGCAATTAGAGTTGCATCTGAAAGTGAAAGAGTAACTGCTGAAACTTCTAGAAAGGAGGAAGAAGCTAAGCGTGTAGAAGCAGAAACAGCTCGTGATACAGCAGAACAGGAAAGGATATCAAATGAAGCCACTAGACAGGCAAATGAGGCTGTTAGAGAGACTCAAGAGGCTGCAAGGGAAAAGAATACAGCTGACGCTATAACTGCCGTAAATGAGGCTAAAACAGCTGCACAACAAGCTACTACAAATGCTACCACTGCTGCTAATAATGCTAATACTCAAGCAGCAAGAGCTAAGGAATATGCAGACAATCCACCCAAAGTAGGAGAAGATGGATATTGGTATCTTTGGGATGAAGTCAATGATGTGTATGTAAACACAGGTTGGCCATCTTCAGGTATTCTCTTGAAAGGTAGTCTTAATAGTCCAGAAGATTTAAATGACATTGTAGACCCACAGCTTAGTGATTCTTATATTGTTGGTACAGACTTATACTTCTGGAATGGTACAGAATGGGTTAACATGGGTAGATTCCAAGGACCTCAAGGAGAACCTGGTAAAGATGCTGAACTTAGTAAAGCAGCTATTGAAGCTGTATTAATAGGTGAAGTAACTACTCATACTCATGATACTAGGTACTATACTAAGGATCAAACTGATGCTAACATAAAGGTAGTAGCAGATGATCTTGCTAACAATTACTATAACAAATCCCAAGTAGATAGTAAATTTACTTCTGTGTACATCTTTAAGGGATCTGTAGATAGTGTAGAAGATTTACCTACTGAAGGTAATGTAATTGGTGATGTGTGGAATGTTCGTAAGAATGATACTAACTACGCATGGACAAGCGAAGGTTGGGATGCATTAGGTGGTACTGCTGAATTAGCTTCATTAACATCTAATGGTTTGATGTCTAAAGAAGACTTTGCAAAGTTACAAGGTATTGAAGCAGGTGCACAAGTCAATAAGATTGAAACCATTACTAAAAGAGTACTTTTGAATGTTGTAGATAAAAATGTAACTATACCAGAAGACATTGCAATTAGTCCAGATGAACCTACCAACAATGAAATCATCTGGATGGATACTGATGAAGATTATGACTTTACATTTGATGGTTATAGTAAAGTAGATGCTGATGCAAGATTTGTTCATCAAGTAGAGGGTAAAGATTTATCTACTAACGACTATAGTAATGCTGACAAAAATAAAGTAGATAATCTTAATAGTTATGTAACTAGTGGTAGTTTTACACAAGATGCAAATAATGCTGCTATTACATTGAATATTAAAGATCCTGTTACAGATAACAATTCCAATCAAGTACTTACTATTAACAAAGCCACTACTACTACTGCGGGTGTAATGTCTGCTGCTGATAAGACTAAGCTTGATGCTGCATTAACTGCTTCTGATAATATTGCAACTGCTACTAAGTTAGCTACTGCTAGAACTATATGGGGACAAGCATTTGATGGTAGTGCAAACGTTAGAGGTAATATAAGTGACGTGGATGATGTTTACATGAACAATAATAGATCTTTATATATAAAAGATACTAATGGGAAAAATCTTAGTACACTGTCAATAAGTGATCAAAATGGCTTCTATCTGGGTTTTGGTGCTAGCTCTAATGGCTACTTCTCGTGTTTAGACGGAAACGTGATTTTATTTAGAACTGCTACTTCTCATACTGAAAGAATGAGGATAACATCTGATGGTAAAGTTGGTATAGGTACAACTGCTCCGGATGCTAATTTACATGTCTCTGGTAATAAATATAATATAAAATTAAATTCTACAACTGGTTCTACAGAAGATTCAACTTTTATATGGGGATCAAGTTCAAATAAAAATACAACATGGAGAATCGTTGACAATCCTACCAGTGGGTTATGGTTACAGTATGGTGTTTCAGGTGCAGACACCCATAACATGACAATAAGTGGTATGAATGCCACTAATTTAAATGCACTTGAAGTAAAAGCAAAGAATTTAACTGTAAATGGTAGTAAAGTATGGCATGCTGGTAATGATGGTACAGGTAGTGGACTAGAAGCTGATACTTTAGATGGATACCATGCAGGGTTTGAAAACTACAATGTAGCATTATATGCTAACTTTCCGAACTGGAGCACTTTGATTACAGATGATTTACTAAGAGAAGATTATGCTACTGCCGGTCATCCTACTGTTGATTACTTACAAGCAATATGTAAGTGGACTATTAGAAATTATAAAAATAAAGCTAGTATAACTCTTCAAGGAAGAATAAGTCCTAATAGTCACGGCTGGTGTGTAATATCGTTGTATAGTAATAATGGATTTGATGAAACAACATTATTACCAAAATATTGTAGTGCACAATATAATGCGTTAAATGGAGAATCATATTTATTTGGTACATACAATGCAGTTTGGTATTGTAATCAAATTGTAACCAATAACAATCTAGAAGATACTCTAGCATACTGGTACGAAAACAATGAGAATGCTTCATCCACAACGTGTTTGACAGGTGGTAATAGAAATGTAATTGAATCATTAAGAAGTAAGTTTAAGAGATGTATTGCTAAACCATATGGAGATGATGCTGCATTGATTAGTTACTTAAATGAAACAGATAGTAATAAATGGCCTGATGGTACAGGTGCTACTTACGAAACCGTTAGAAAGGAGAGTTTAATGGTGCATTTCCCTAAATACTATCACAAAACTATAGAAAGAAGCCCAGGTATTTGGAGAACATACATATCAGAACAACAAATTGATAATGACTACATTGAAGAACCAGAATTATTATTAGGTACATTTGAAGGAATAATTTCAGATGAAAATGGAGGAGCGTTGACTAGTACTGGGTCTTCTATATCAACAGCATCTAAAACTATAGCACAGTTCGTTGCAGCAGCAAAGGTAAATGGTTCAATGTATGGCATTGGTGATTATAGGTCTCATGCTACTATAGCTAGAATGTTTTGTGCTTACTATAAGACTACTAATATTAGTACAAGCAATAGTACTATTCCTTGTTCAGGAGGTACTAAGAGATATAACTACGGTTGGACTGGTGGAACAAAGGCTTTAGGTAATAGAGATGGGAAAGCAGCTGTAAATAATGATGCTGGATATTACTCAACTAACTTCTTAGGACTTGAAGACTGCTATTACAGTAAGTGGGAGTTTGTACAAGGAATAAACATTTTAAAAGGTAAATACGTTGTATATGATGGAGGTTCATTCCCAGATAAGGATGTAGCAGAGCTTGAAGCAGCAGGTGCTACTAATATCAGAGTTGTAGGATATGAACCTAATCCAGCTGCAACAGAAGCATATAATGGATGGACTAAAGCCGTAGCTCAAGGTAAATATGGTGATGTAGTTCCTACAGCACATGGTGGATCTGAAACCACTTACTATTCTGACTATAGTTGGTTTAATCCAACAGGAAATAGAATCTTTCTACGGTCGGGTCTTTCGGATCATGGTTCTCGATGCGGGGTCTTCGTGGCTACTGCTTATGCTGCTTCCTCGACTTCCTGGACGGGTTTCGGTGCAAGATTAGCCTTTTACGGTAAGATCGTTGTAGTTGATTCAGATACATTTAAGAAAATGCAGGCATAGTCCTGAGTAATATAGATAATTAAATATTAATAACAAGGGCGGGATCTAAAAGAATTACTATGAGATGACTTTATAGTAAGACTGCTGTCACATTATTTCATACTTGAAAAAACAGTCAGGTAATTCAGATAATGGTTCTCAATGCAGAGTCTTCATAGCTAATGCTAATAATGCATCCTCGAATTCATAGACGAATATCAGTGAAATTTTGGAACTAACAGATACTTTCAGATACTTACAAAAATGTTTGTTGAACTTAGATCAGCCTTACCTCTAGGTAAAAGATAACAGGTGCTTTGAAGAGACCCTAGTAGTATTGGGCGAACGGGTCTTACCACCAAAATAGCTTATGAAAAGAATAGGCAATTTATTTAATAGGATAATATCATATGAAAATCTGGTCCGGGCCGACAAAAAGGCAAGATTAGGTAAAACTAAAAGATACGGCGTTAAGAAATTTGACAGGAATCCATATGAAAATCTGGTCCGGTTACAAAAGGCATTAATAGAAGATACTTATCGTACTTCGGAATACTGCGTATATACAATCATCGCCGATCGTGGTAACAAAGAAAGAGAAATATATAGGCTACCGTATTATCCAGACAGAATAGTCCATCATGCTATAATGAATGTTATAGAACCTTACCTTGTTAGTAGATTTACTGCAGATACCTTTAACTGTTTAAAAGGAAGAGGTATCCATTATGGAGTAAAGAGATTGAAAAGAGATTTAAAAGCTGATAAAGAGGGCACAAAATATTGTTTAAAATTAGATATTAAAAAGTTCTTTCCTTCTATAGATCAAGATGTGTTATACTCACAATTTGAAAAGATATTTAAGGATAAGAAACTATTAAGATTATTACATCATGTAGTTTATTCTACACCAAAAGGTTTACCAATTGGAAATTACATATCTCAATTTGCAGC